GCTTTTATACACCAGATATTTTTCGGGACGCCCCCAGTCATCAACAAACACGCCCTGATTCAGCCTGTTGCTCTCATCACTGGTCATGGGAATAAAGTCCGGCTCGAGCGCTTCCAGCCAGAAATGAACACCGGCAGAAGGCGTCAGGCTGTTTATGCGCCCGGAAACCATCTGGGCAAACACCTCACCATCGCGCAGCCAGGTACGCAGCATCAGACGTTCCAGCATCGGACGGGTAAACTGCCCGGTGACTTCCGGGCTGACAGACCATTCACTCCATCGGGTGCGAATCTCCGCTGCCAGATCACGGGCAATGGCCCCATTGCGTAATACCGGATGTGGCTCGACAATAATCCCGTTTTTCCCCACCACCCGTTCTTCCAGCTTGTCAAATACACCAATAACCAGATCGTGGTTGTTATCAAGGTAACGGGCCTGCTCACGTAACGACACGGCCCCGTACTGGCTTAGCTGGTCGGCAGTTCGGTTCTCCCGTCGGGCTTTGTGTGTCCGCGTCGTTTTTACGGCTTCATAAGCCTGGATCACCGCACGGGAACGCAGCCTTGCCGCTTTCCATCCAGGTGAAAAAACGCCAATCACATCATCAAGAATTGCCATCAGAACCTCGCCAGCCGGTACCCGGGATGCCCCCGTCGTCGTGTAATCAGAGCCGCAAGGCGGCGCTCCCACTCCTGCCGTCCCTGCCGGATCTCAGATAAGTTTTCCATGGTCATCTGCTGACCATTAAAGGTGACGGATTTTCCGTCCAGCACCGCCATTTCAGCTTCCATATAACGCTGAATCATGGCTTCGATATCATTCTGGTTCATAACCATCCTCCGGAAGTCAGCCAGGGGTTAACATCGTCAGTTACTGTTTTCTTCCGTTTTTGTTTTTTAACAGGCGTGGATACCGGTTCCGGTGAGGATGACGGTTCGGTACTGTCCTGGACACACTCCAGCCAGGTTTCCCGGCTCGCCCACTCCGGTGCATCCGGCCAGCGAATCTTTTCGTATCCATGCAGAATGACCAGAGCCTCGGCATACACCATCAGGTCAAAAGCTTCGTTGGCACCGCGACCCGGCTTACTCCATTTCCCGTCGCTGCTCCGCTCTTCATACGTCAGTTCGTCGTAAAACCAGCTCCCCAGCCAGTCAGGGAAATGCACATAGCCGGGACCTGGCGAGTCACGCCATAACGCGTTATTCACCCGGTCTTTCAGGGCATCCGTCTGAAGAAGCCAGAGCGGCACATCACCTGCGGCCTGCGCCCGTCGGCCCGTTCGTCCGGTGTTATCAGGGAATGTACGGGTGATCAGTTTTGCGCGCCGGATGCTGTCGCCCTTAAACAGGTAAATACGTTTACCAAGGCCATCACGACGGCAACGACGCCAGAATTTATAGGCATTATCAGTGACCCCGTCTTCACCGCCGGAGTCCACCGCCATTGCCATCAGTCGCATTTGTTGAGAAGGATCGGAGGCCAGCGGCCAGTTTTTATGAAAAACATCCGTCAGCAGGACATCCCAGTCTTCCGGATAGCTGGCCGGATCAATCCGCTGGCTCTCCCCGTCGCTGTCACCGCGCAATGACTGCGTGATGTTGTAACGATCAATAATCCAGCGTTCGCCACGGCTGCCATAGCCCGTTACCTGAACCACAAAACGGCGATGACGTCCCGCCTGCACATCCACTGTCGCCACAAGGAAATTAACGCCATCCGGCACACTGCGGGAAGGAACTGGCTCTGCCCGCTGCTCAAGCAGTTCACTTTTTCGTTGCTCCATGCTGGCGCGGGGAAGATAAGGTAATCCCCAGTCGGTATTGATAACCGCCCTGAGTGTTTCTTCACTTCCGGTTGTCTCGTATTCCTGTTCTGCAGTAAGCAGTTTGTAAACGAGTTGCGAGAGTGTCTGATAAGCAGCTGCCGGACCCTCCATCCAGAATGACGCAATACGTGAACGCCGGGGATCACCATAACGACTGCCATCTGCATTGATGGATTCACCATCCCGTAACCAGACCCCACGTCCGTTCAGCTCGCGTTTTTGTTCAGGCAAAATCCGTCCTGAACAGGAAGGACACTGAATATAAGCCGCCTCACTTGCCAGCACAGGATCGGCAATATCACGGAAACCAGCAACCACATCGCCGCAGGGCTGAAAATACTCACCACAGTGTGGACAGGGCCAGTACCAGCGACGGCGATCGCCACGGTTATAGAGCGACAGTATCCCCGTGGTTGGTGGAGCCTCATGCGGTGAAGTCCGTCGCCATTTCACATCCTTCACATCCCTGCCGGGGGAACTCTCCACCAGCGTCATACCACTGGACATAAATGTGGTGGTACGTTTTGAGGCAAGAGAGAAGGCATCCCCCTCACCATCAATATCTTCCGGAAAACGGTCATAATCCGTCAGCGCCACGCATTTATAATCTGATGAAGACATGATATTGACTGACGGCCAGCCGATTTTCAGGTAGTTGCCAGCAAGGAATGTTCTGTCATAAACGTTGTTGTCATTTTTGTTCGGACTCAGGCGACTGACCACTTCCGGGCTGACGCGAAACGTTCTGGCGAGTCGTTTTTTAGAGTGTTCGCGGGCTTTTTCCTCCGTCATCTGAATGATCAGCATATCCGCAGGATCGCAAATCACGTTGTAAATCACCCAGCCGTCAATCAGGCCGATAGTCTTGCCGGTTCGTGCCGGGCCAACAAATATCACTGCGTCGTATTCACGCGAGGCCAGGCAGTTCATCGGCTCAATAACATACGGTGCCACCAGCGGATCCCACGGGACTGAGTTCCCTGCCCCCATGGGCACCCGCATATACTGAGCAACGGCATCAGCAACCCGCATTCGTCTCGGTGCGCGAAGGATATAACCTGAATCGGTTCGTGCTGCCTTTGCGGTTTCCTGATTCAGCATTACTCCTCCTGCTGTAATTCCTCCTCATCATCCGCACCTGCTTCAGTCACCCGCAGGGCTATCTGATCGCGCAGATCATCAATAATGGACTGAACACGGCTCACAGCGGCAGGCTGCAGACCGCAGTCACGTTCCAGAATATCCGGTAATGTCTCCAGCACCTGCACGACCGCTTTTGCCCAGATGGCAAACTCCCGTCTGACATCACTGGCCGGAATGAGTTGTGCCGTTTCCTGCTCGAACTTAAGACGCTCACGTTCAGACTGATACCAGGCTTTGCGCTCATGCGCGTCCATTTCGCCTTCTGCAACCGGCGGTGGTAATGCCAGAAATGCCGACACAATATCAACCACCCGATAAAGCTTGAGGTTGCTTTCATGCCCCCCTGCAACGGGTAGATTTTGCAGCCTTGCCGCAGCAGTCTGGCGATGTACACCTGACAGTGCCGCCAGTTGACTGATATTCAGCGTCAGATTTTTTAACTCTCGATCCATACCCGCTCCAGAATGTTTTAAACATGCATCTTGCGAACAACTTTAGGCAAACGGTGTTAGTGGTGAACAAAAAACAATCAAAATCGACACCATAAAAATAAAACTACTTTAATATCAATAAGTTACAGTGGTGGTGATGACGAATAAAATTTCAAAAACTAGCCTTTTTCCGCGACGCTCCCGCCCCGTGGCAGGCCACCCCACCGGGAGGACCCGTCAGCCAGGCAGCCATGAACGAGCGTCTGATACAGAACACAGAAATAAATCAGGCATCCACTGGCGTCACACAGACGGTGCATTGCATCGACAGGAGTAATGGCCTAAGCTGAACTCTTGGCTCTCTTGTGCCACCGGCGAATCTTCAGCGGATTATCCTTGGCCGGTTTTTATCTGAGGCATTGCTCACGAATGTATAGCTGTGCCCCTTCCAGTTGTTTTTGCATTATTATCAGCCGCTCTCTGAGAGTGAAATAATCCCGTTCAGCGGTGTCTGCCAGTCGGGGGGCGGCTGCATTACCCACGCCGGGGGCGGCGGTGGCTTCACGTCCGGCCTGACAGACTGCTCTGATGCGCAACCGACGACGACCAGCGGCAATATCATCACGCAGAGCATCATTTTCAGCTTTTGCATCAGCTAACTCCCTTGAGTATTTTTCATCCAGTGCAGCAACATCGCGCTGGCGCCGCTGCATGTCAGTAATGGTGGCGGTCGCCTGCTTCAGCTCACTGACTTTTTTATCACGCTGTTCTTTGTAGGCGATGGCGTTATCACGGTAATGATTGACCGCCCACGACAGGCAGACGATTATGCAGATAACCAGAGCATAAATAATCGCAGCGACTCTGCTCACTGAGCTATCCCCCAACAGGCTAATGCGCTTTCCTGGTCACGACGAATAACCTGTCCATAGCAGTTATTTGAACGTATGCGGCAATCGCGCCCACCATCTTTTATCCACCAGCGAATCGCCTCGCATGCACCCTTACGATCACCGGCATTCAGCCGCTTATAAAACGTCGACGGGAAACACTTACCGGGGCCAATGTTATAGGGACAAAATGACGCTATACCCGCTTTCTGTGATTCGGTCAGTGGTACTTTAATATTGCGCTCCACCCATGCCAGCGCCTTATCACGTTCAATAGCGTTAACCTGGTCGCATTTTTCCTTCGACAGTTTCATACCGGGAAAAACGGGTTTTCCATCCACCATCGTGGCCCCCCGACAGATGGTCCAGATGCCGGAACCATCGCGGTATGCCGTGGTATGGTTACCTTCCTTTTCATTCAGAAACTGGTCAAGAATGTCAGGCGCAGGCGCACCGACGGCAATCAGTGCCAGAACGGCAGCCGACAGGCCATATTTGATTTTTGCGCTCATGGATATTTATCAGGATTTATCGGCTTCAAATCCCCGGATATGTTAAATCTTACCTCGCCAGTGATGGGCACTGGCGGGAGGAGGATGTCAATCTGATAAACACAGAGTGACTATGGATTACACAAATCTACCAAAACAAACTTTTGCTGATTTAATCGCACTCAGGCAAGCAGTCGTAGCTCTAATCAACTTGTTGCCGGAGAAAGAAAAGGAATTAGTTAAAGCGCGTCTTAACAGAACTGCCGCCGATTTTTCATCATTCCCACTGACAGATGACCTTGCGGACCTTCCAGAATTAATTGCAGCGTCCGCCATTAAGCTTACTGAAGAGATTTACCCTCCTCAAAAATCTTCACAAAATTCCTGCGAGTAACCTCAATGCAATAATCGTAAAACGCCGCAAACTGCTCATCGCGGCGTTTTTTTTCATCTTCAGAAGGGATCAGCACCGACAATTTTTTATTCAGATCAGCGACTCTGCCCTCCAGTTTTTCAATGGGCGATTCAATATCATCTTTTTCTGACCGCAATGCCGTCGGTGGCGTCTTCAGAGAACCAGTAATTCTTCCCGGTAGCTTTCCTTTGTAGGTTATCCACACATTCTGCGCCTCTAAAATTATGGGGCGCTTTTCCGGCGACTGCTCACCCCCTTCACATAACCCGGCGGCAACATCCAGGAAGACCTGTCTGATGCTCCTTCTGGCTGCTGCCTCATAAAACTCCAGCGCGGCACCTTCAACACGGTCCAGCGAGATGTCCAGGTCAAAAATTTCACCGTCAAAGCGTTTTTTGTCCCGTAACGCTAAAGTTACCGTAACTTTATTCTCAAAATTGCGGATCCCTTTCACAATCAGTTCATAGTTTTGAGTCATTGAATTACTCTCCCCGTGCAGCCTTACGACGGTCCTCTCTAATCTTGAAATAAAGGTTAGTCAGATACGTCAGCAGCCCAAACACCAGACTACCCAACACACCTATTGCCACCCACTGAGACGGGGAAACCCTGTCCAGCAACTGCAGGAACCAGTAGCCCGTCCCCACCGCTGACGTGGTGTATGACACACCTGTTGTGATTTTTTCCATCTGGTACATACCCCGTCTCCCGTTATCCGGAAGCTGACAACAATAAAAAGCCACCAGTTAATTCCTGATGGCCCTGATGCATAAACGTCATAATACCTGACTGTTATGATTGACAATAATGATAATGTTTATATAGAAAGGTTCCCGATGTGTGTTACATATCATTTCTCCACGGGGAATATCCCCACGCCAGCGCAGACTCTTTTACCCGTTCTCTTCTGCGCTGGCTCTTTTTTTATG